GCACACGCGGCTTCATCTCTGCCCAGGCTGCTTCCGGATCGCGCTTCATCAGCGCGAACAGGTTCAGCGCGGTCGCCGCGTCCTCGCCGGACATCGCATTCTCATCCAGGAACGAGGTGAGTTGCTGATGCCGCTTGGCCGGCTCGCGAAGGGTGTTCCGCTCTCTCACGAGATCCTGGAACCGTGGATGCTTGTGGAAGGGGACGTCCTTGAAGTCCTCGTTGTCCGCTTCCGGGGCAGTCGCCGCCGCGGTCGGGTGATCGCGGTTCGCGTCGGTGGATGGCCCCGACTCCTTCGGCTTCACCGCGTCGCGAACGACGCTGAGAATGCTCTCCGGCTTTGCATCCGTTGCCTGCGCCGCGGGGGACGATGCCGCGCTGTCCTCGTCAGTGACTACGGTCGGTGCCGTAGACTCGACGGTGACGTCGTCCAGGGTCTCGTCGGTGGCTGCGTCGGCCGATGCCGCAGCCTCATTCAAGTCGGCCATTTGACCTCCGAAGATCGAATTGCGGAATTTGTAGCACGGCGTATGTCACTGTCGCAAGCTACATCGCGCCGATGCCATTATTGCTGCCCATCCCGGGCGGACCCCCAACCGGGAGTTCGGTCGGTGCAGGGGCGCCGTTCGCCGCGCCTGCGCCACCCTGCTCACTTGGGGTGTCCCCAGGATCCTCGGCGCCGGGCTGCGACATGCTGTTCATCTGTACGATGCTCGGCAGCCCGTCGGCCAGCGCGTCGGTCAGGTCCAGCTTGTCGTCGAGGCGCTTGAGGCTCTCCCGCGCCAACCACTCCGGCCGGATACCGGGCATCTGGATCAGGAAGGGCAGCATCATCTTCCAGTTGTTGATCTCCTGCGCCGCGTTGGGCTTGCCAGAGGAACCCGCCTCCGTCTCCAGGTAGACCTCGCCGGCCAAGTCCTCGAGCGAGAGCTGCGGCCATACGGCGCCGCGCCCGGCGATCTTCTGCACCGTCTCCTGCGAGAGGTTCGCGAGCATGACCTGCCCCGAGGCCCGGGCGATGACGGTGAGGAAGGCGTCGAGATCGTCGACCTCCGACCCGCCGGAGAGCGCTCTGCTATCCTGCGCAATGGCCTCGCCGGTCGCGGTGTCGCCGTTTGCCTCAGCGCCAACCGAGCTCGCCGTCGCCCCGACCACCAAGTTGATGTCCATCTGGATTTCGTTCGTGTCATAGAGGTTCGGATCGACACCGGGCATCGGGATCGCAGCGACCAGCTTGTCCAGGTCGGCCTCCCCGATGGGGTTGACCTCGGTGACACTGAATGGCTTCGAGTCCTGCAACCGCTCCTTGTCCGCGTCGTCCAGCGCACCCTTACGGGACCAGAAGCGCGGGCGCGCGGCCTGCCTATGCTCCCTCTTCCCTTGCCGGGAGCGGTTGTACTCGGTCTGCATGTCGAGGATCAGGGTGACGTCGGAGTTGGGGAAAACCTGCCCCGGGTCGTCGCACTCGTTGATCGTGAACGCCCAGACCGGCCAGAAATCCTCGACGTAGACTTCCGGCGGCCCCGCGGGGCGCAGCAGCCCCTTGTAGCCGTCGGCGACGTAGTAGACGTTGCCCGCGGCCTTGTCGAAGTGCTTATAAACACAAACCAAATGGTCGGGGGTGTTGCCGTTCTCGTCGACGTCAGGGCTCAGGTCCGGTCCGTCTGACCGAGCGACACCGTCAACCGAATAGGGGGTATAGCCCCGGTCCAGGTCGATCCCGAACGTCCCGAGCACCTCCTGCGGCGTGTAAAGGTACTGGAGGGTCAGCCAGCGCGAGCCGAGGAACCCGGTCAGATTGCGGCATCGCTTGTCGGGGATGACGCGGGTGGACTCGGGAAAGTCGTAGACGATGCCTTCGCGCAGCAAGACGTACTGCTGCTTCATCAGCGCGGCCATTGACACTTCGAGCTCGTAGGCCTTGGCCCGGTCGTCCTCGGTGCCAGTCTCATCCGCAGCCTCGCGCTGCAGCGCCTTGATGTGGTTCAACTGCGCGCGGGCGTCAGCGATCTGGCTGACGATCGCGTCGTCCTGCCCCACCTCGCGCTGGAACGCGATCTCGACGAAGGCGCAGCCCGTGGTCTTCGCGCGCCGCACAAGCTGCTTCATGCCCGTCTTGAAGTCGAGGGGCTTCTGCTCCTTCATGTAGTAGTCAAACAACACTTCCAGTGTTTTACCCAGCTTGTCGACGAGCCCGCGCTCCTGCATGCCGAGCTGAAAGTCCTCGATGAGCGCCTGCGCCTGCTGCACCTCGGGAGGCACCATGACCGGCGGCGCCAGCCCCATCGCCGACGCCTGGGCCATCGGGGCGGCCTGCATCTGGAACTGCTGCGTCAGCTGGATCGCGGCGAGGAGCGTCTGCTCGTTCTCATCCCAGATCTGGAAGTCGAGGCGCGGCCGGCGGCGCGCGACGGCCTTGGGGTTCTTGGCGTAAAGCGCGCTGACCGACTGGCGAATGTGGCGACCGACAAGATTGGCGACGTAGTCTTTCTCGGACCATGCCGGATCGGCGCCGCGGCGAGCGACGATCTGGTCCCGCTTCATCCGCGTGTAGGCAGAGCCGTAGTGTACCCGGTCGGCCTTGATCCGGCCGAGGACTTTCTTGACGAGCTTCTCCTCATCCGGCGTGACGACCGGGTTCCCGACCTTCTCTTCGCCGCTGTCCGGAGCGTTGGCCGAGAGCGTGTCGTAGTCGCCCGCAAAGTCATCCATCTAGAAGCCTCCGTTCCGGCCGGTCTCACGCTGCTCACCGCGGCGCTGCTGCGCACGAAGCCACGCGAACGAACCATACTTCGGTTCTGCCTTCCGTACCACTGGCGCAGAAGCCGAGACCAGCGTCCGCAGTCCGAGGCCCAAGAGCGACATGAAGTCCACGAAATCGTCATGCTGCCCGTTGGGGAAGCCGAGCATCTGGTCGACCGCCTTCATCAGCCAACTGGCGGCCGCGGGGAAGTGGACGTGGCCCATCGCAACCCGGGCGCTTATCGCCTGGGCGCGCTGCTCTTTGTCGCCGATAGGCGTCACCTCGACCATGTTGAAATAGTGACCGGTCTCCGCCATGCGGCGATGCAGGAACGGCCCGATCGACTTCGAAATGTGCCCCTTCTCCGCCCACCAGATCAGGGGCGCCCGAGCGCCTCCGCCCATCGCGAGCATCGCTTCGACGGCCTCCTCAGACCGTGCCTTCTTCCAGAAAATCTCGTCGAGGAGCCAGATGTGCCCGTTCTGGTCGACACCGACCTTGCCCATGCACGTCAGGTCGGCCCGCTGCGCCGTCGAGACCGCATGATCCGAGGCGCAGTAATAGCGAAGCTCGCCCGGGAGCTCGTCAGGCCGGTAGAAGCCGGCCTCGATCGTCTCGCGCCGGAAGAGGATACCGTCTTCGACCGTCGGCCGCTGCTGGTAGAGCGCGTTGAAAGCGACCGGATCAAGCGCCCGCTGCTCCTGCAGGAACGCCTCGTTAAAGGTGTCGGGGCCATCGGGCCAAAGAGCCTCGCCAGGCTCCCGGCCCAGATCGTCGCCCTCTTCGGCGATCGCCGGTAAGGTGATGACCTTGATCTTCTGCGCGATCTCGAGCTTGTAGAACTCATTCTCGGGGTTCGTCAGCCGGCCTATCAAATCGTCCTCGTGCCAGCGCGTGAACATGATGATGACGAGCTTCCGCCCCATGCGGCGCGTCATCGCGACCTTGACGAACCAATCCCATATCTGGTCGCGGATCGCCTTGGACCGGGCCTCCTCGCTGCCCTTGATGAGGTCGTCGAGGATCAGGAGATGCGCGCCCCGGCCGGTCAGCGCGCCGCCGCGGCCCACGAATACAGTGAGGCCCCCTTGAGTCGTCTGCAGGCGATCCTTGGCCGTGCCGCCGCGGATGAGCTGGTGCCCGGGGAAAACAGCCTTGTGCTGGGGACTGTGGATGACCCTGCGCACATCGGCGCCGATGTCGTTGGCGAACTCGTCGTTGTAGGTGCCGACGACGATGTTCTGCCGGGGGAACTTCCCCGCGTACCAGGCCGGGAGGCGCTTGGAGACGATCTCGCTCTTGCCGTGGCGCGGCGGCGCCTCGAGAATCAGGATCGAGTACCCGGGGAAGCCTCCCTCGACGAACTTCTGCACCCCGTCGCAGATGGCCTTGTGCGGGCGGCCGACGACATAGGCGCTCTTCGTGACGTCGTTAATGTCCTCCGGATCGGGCATCGTGAACTGGATATAGTCGAGGAGGTTCTGCGTCGCGGCGTGGGTCTTCTTCTGCCGCAGCAGGTTTTGGACGCCCTTCTCGACGTCAGCGTACTCGGCCGCGGCCTGGCGCGCCGGCTTGGGGAACGGGGGCCGGGCCAAGCTAGTCGTGCTCGCGATCAGGGGTGTCGTCACGCCAGTTGAAGATGTTCGACGGCACCGTGTACGAAAGCGTCACCCCCGGGAGCCACCAGAACACATTCTTGGCCTCGGGCGTGAAATCTACGCGGTAGTCACCGCCGTCCTCGAAGATGCACGGCGGGTTCGGCGGCGAATCCTGAATCTCGGCCAGCGTGACCGACCCCTGGGAGGCGAACGCCTCGCCTTTCGTCTTCGGCCGGAGCGCCCTCACTCGCTCGCAAGCCCGGTAGTCCTCC